GTCACCCTTGTGATGATACAGAGCATAGAGATGATTATGGTTCACCCAGTTGGAAAAATTATGGTGACTGGTTAAGTGAATGTGATTCATTAGCATCTGCATATTCCGATTCTACATTTGCCATTGTCCTTGAAAAACGACATAGAAAAAAATTAGAAGAAGAGAGAAAACGACAAGAAGAAATAGACAACATAGATACTGAATTGGATATGGATGCCATGTGGGAAAATACTATCTGGAATGAGATAGTAGAAATAGGGGAAACCATAGAATATGAAGTAGAGAACATAACGCAAGTGGCTGGTGTTCGTGGAGCTGAAGCGGAAGATGAAGCATTACATCACTTATATTATAGAAGAAGTATGAGAGGTATTGCTCTAATAGACCTACAGAAAGCATATGGTAAGTTACGAAATAAAAAAGAAGAGTTGATAAAAATAAATCCCAATCATCCAGGGTTAGAAAAGATAAATAATTTATTATCTCAACTGGAAATAAGAATAATCAAAGCTTAAATCGGTTTTAAATAAAATTAGCTTGAACGTTTTGAACTTTGAATATATATATATATTTATAAGTTTTAGTTTTTTGACAAATTGAGAATGGAAAGTGGAGAGAGTAATTATCTCTCTATGGGATTGGTCGAATAATGGGTATCAGAGGAAGCCCATAAGACAATCTACCAAGAAGTTGTGGTGACTAACTCGACGCTGAATGTGGTGTCATTAGTTTTGTAGACATACGACTTGGAATGTACTTTCAGAAAAATCTAAAGAACGCGATTCTTTAACCTTGTTGTAGGTACGGGTAAAACCAAATTCCTACTTCGTGACCGAATAATCTAATCTCAGAGAGATAAGGTAATAGCACAGAGGTTGTACTCGATTCAACGTAGATTAACCATCTATTAGAATAACCGAAGTAACTTTTGGGTGTTAGGTACAAGGTACGATAAATCTGAGCTGAAAGTTGTGAGTAATCGCAAGTCTCACATCCCCAAATTTTCGAAATATTAAAAAGGGTTCAACCGATTTTTAGTTTCCACTATAAACAAACATAAAAACCAACCGAACCCTTTTTTATTAAAAGGGTTATTATGATTGATGTTTCATCACACAAAAATGTAGAAAATGTTATAAGATTTTTTCTAATGTATTTGCCACCACGGGGAGCCGAATCAATACTCGATGTAGGTGGTGGTAGTACGGCACCATACAAAGGTGTTTTACAGACTCGATGTAACAAATATAAAAATTTAGATATAAGGCCAGGTGATAGAGTTGATTATTGTCAAGATGTTATTGATGGTACAGATTTTAAAAATAAACAATGGGATTGGGCGTGGTGTTCAGAAACACTTGAACATATACCACAAGAATATATGAAAACTTTTGTTGATGAAGTTTGTAGAATAAGTAAAAATATTTTGTGGACATTTCCTTTACCACACGCATCATCTTTTGATGATGACCCAGGCCATAAAGAAGTTATAGTTGATATGCAATCATATGAAAAAGATTTTAATGTAATTGATAAGACTACAAAAACAGGAAAAGGTATTTGGATATTTACTCGAAAAGATAGAGAAGCTCAAGTAACTCAAAGAGGAATAACTCAAGAAGGCTATAATTTGGATAGTTTACCATTCGTAGTTATAAATTACAAGTGTTATGATAGAAATAATACAAAAAAAGCTTGGGTGTTTAGTTAGCATCCCAGATATATATTATTATAGAATCAAGGTTATCTTGATTAAAAAATAATAAATAACAAATAATAACACGGAGAATATAAAATGGATATTGAAGCAATTAAGAATCGCTTAAATCAGTTACAAACAACAAATCAACGTTCCAATAACCTTTGGAAACCACAACCAGGAAAACAAGTCGTAAGAATTGTACCCTTTAAATTTAATAAATCTACACCTTTTATCGAGTTGTATTTTCATTATGATTTAGGTGGACGTACCTATATATCACCGATTTCTTTTGGTCGCCCTGACCCAGTTGAAGAGTTCGCTGATAAATTGAAATCATCTGGTAATCGTGAAGATTGGAGACTTGGAAAGAAACTTGAAGCCAAAATGAGAACTTTTGCACCTGTACTTGTTCGTGGAGCAGAGAATGATGGTGTCAAATTTTGGGGTTTTGGTAAAACAGTTTATCAAGAACTTCTTTCTATCATTACCGACCCTGATTATGGTGATATTGCAGACGCAGTAAGTGGCCGTGATGTTGTAGTAGAGTTTAAGACTGCAGAGGAAACTGGAAAATCTTTTCCAACTACCGCTATTCGTGTTAAACCAAATCAGACTCCTATTTCAGAAGATTCAAAACTGATGGAAACTGCATTAGAAAATCAAGTTAATTTGAATGAAGTTTATAATGAACTTTCATATGATGACCTTACTAATGTTCTAAATGAATGGTTGAATCCTTCTGCTGAAGGTAATACTGATAAATCTACTAATGGTGAAATGAAGAAAGAAGAAACTGTAGAGACTATTTCAAAGGAAACTTTAAAACAGACTACTACTGTTGATGATGCTTCATCCGCGTTTGACGAACTATTCAATCGGTAAGTAATAAATAAAGTGTAGTGGGTGTTGAAGCCAACACTAATAAAACCGAGTGTGTGCAAAGGATTCTTTACAAAGCCGGGTACACCCACTACTTAATTAGGAGATTATATGTCTGCAAGAGATGAATTGGCATCAGTTTTATCTGCAAGTTTAAATAAACAATTTAAAAAAGATTATCCAAAAGTCGCTTACTTTCTTGATGGGAAAGATGAAGCCCCATCAGATGTAAGTGGTTGGATTTCAACTGGTTCTTCCATGTTGGATTTAGCTATATCGAATAGACCAAGTGGTGGTATAGCAATAGGAAGAATAACAGAAATAAATGGGTTAGAATCAAGTGGTAAATCATTGGTTGGAGCCCATTTATTAGCTTCTACACAAAAGAAAGGTGGAGTAGCCGTTTATATTGATACTGAAACAGCAGTAAGTAGAGAGTTTCTCGAAGTTATTGGTGTTGATATAGACAATATGTTATATGTTCACTTAGAAACTGTAGAAGAAATATTTGAAGCTATAGAGAAGATAGTTACTAAAGTTAGAGAAGAAGATAATAGTAGATTAGTTACGATTTTAGTTGATAGTTTAGCTGGAGCGTCTACTAAGGTAGAAATGGAAGCTGATTTTGAAAAGGACGGATGGGCTACAAGTAAAGCTATTATCATATCAAAAGCTATGAGAAAGATTACTCAGATGATTGGAAGACGTAAAGTAGCTCTTGTATTTACAAATCAACTTAGACAAAAACTTGGTGTAATGTTTGGAGACCCTTGGACTACAAGTGGTGGAAAAGCATTACCATTTCACGCTTCAACTCGTATTCGTTTAAAAAATAAAGGTCAGATAAAAGATACTAAAAAGAATACTATTGGTATGAACATTCAAGCTCAAGTTATTAAAAATAGATTAGGGCCACCATTGAGACATTGTGAGTTTCCACTTTATTTTGAAAGTGGTATTGATGATGATGGTAGTTGGTTAACTGTAATGAAAGAACATGGTATTGTTAAAGTTGCAGGAGCTTGGTATACACTTCCCATAGTTGATATGGAAACTGGTGAAATAACAGATGAGAAAAAATTTCAATCTAAGGATTGGTCAAAATTACTCGAAGATACAGAATTTCGAGATTATGTTTATAATATGATTTGTGATAAGGTTATATTAAAATATACTAAAGAAGATTTAGGTATTGATGACGTAGAAATGACGGAAGAGGTTTTGGGTGATTAATGATAAATATTTATCAATATTAAATCAAATTAAAAAAGACGGTGGTCTTGTCGAGCATAATAATCCAGACGACAAGGTATTGATAATAGATGGCCTAAATACTTTTATTAGAGTATTTAGCGTTGTACCAATTACCAATGATGACGGAGCTCACGTTGGTGGAATAATTGGTTTCTTAAAATCAATCGGTTTTGCTATTAAGATGCATAATCCAACGAGATGTATCATAGTATTTGATGGAGAAGGGGGCTCAGACCGCCGTCGAAAATTATTTCCAAAATATAAAGCTCAACGTAGAACAAAAAAAATACGTTTAAATAGAGCATATGATTGGAATACACCCGAAGATGAACATCAATCAATGTTATTTCAAATGAGTAGGTTGGTAGAGTATTTACAAGAATTACCATTAACTATTATAGCGGCGAACCATATGGAAGCCGATGATGCTATTGGTTATATTTCCAAACAAGTTTTAAAAGATTCTAAAATAACAATAATGTCTACTGATAGAGATTTTTTACAATTAGTTGATGATAGAATATGTGTTTGGAGTCCTACAAAAAAGAAAAAGTATACACCAATAGAAGTACATGAAGAATTTGGGATACCATCGCATAATTTTTTAATGTATAAAATAATTGACGGAGATAAATCAGATAATGTTCCAGGTATAAATGGAGTTGCTCTTAAAACTATACAAAAATGCTTACCGCTTTTACAAGAAGATAAGATAGTTAATATAGAAGAGGTTTTAGATTATGTGGAAAATAATGATGTTACAAATAATGTAAAAACAATGTTATCTGAAGAAAATAAAAAGAAGTTACAATTAAATTACGACTTGATGCAACTTCATGATGTAAATATTAGTGGTAACGCTAAATTAAAAATTAAAGATATAGTGACAGAACCAATTCAACAATTGGTTAAATTTAATTTTACAAAAATGTTTTTACGAGATAGGTTATTTCAAACTTTACCTAATGTTGATAGTTGGTTATTGACTACATTTTCCACTTTAAATAAATATGCTGGAATAAGTCATGAGTGATAAATTATCAATATATGGTACTGCTTTTCAAGTTAAAGTTTTATCATCATTATTAACAGATTTAAAGTTTTTACAAACTTCATCTGATATATTAAATGGTGATATTTTTGATTCGGATTCTAATAAATGGTTAGTCAATGAAATTATAGATTATTTTTTAAAACATAAAACAATACCGACACTTGATGTAATAAAAATAAAAATAAATGAAATAGAAGATAAAGTATTACAAGTAGCTATTATAGATACGTTACGAGAAGTTTGGAAACACGTTGAATCAACAGATTTAGATTTTGTTAAAGAGAAATGTTTAGATTTTTGTAAAAATCAAGTTTTAAAAAACGCTATATTGGAATCAGTTAATCTTTTAGAAAACCAAGATTATGATGGTATAAAATCATTAATTGACAAATCTATGTCAGTTGGAATGGAAAGAGATATTGGTCATGAGTATATTACAAGTTTAGAAGAAAGATTAACTGATTCTGTTAGAACTACAGTTCCAACTGGTTGGGATATTATAGATGAAGTAATGGATGGTGGACTTGGTGCAGGAGAACTTGGTGTTATAGTTGCACCAGCTGGTATTGGTAAAACTTGGATGTTACAAGCTATTGGAGCATCAGGTATGAAAAAAGGATTGACTGTAGTTCATTATAGTTTAGAATTAAATCAGACATATGTTGGATTAAGATATGATACTGTTTTTAGTGGTATTACAACAGGTAATATAAAATTTTATAAAGAAGATGTACAAAAGAAAATAGACCAACTTAAAGGTAATTTATATGTTAAATACTATCCAACACGTTCTGCTACAGTTCAGACATTAAATGCACATTTGAAACAACTTGAAATGCAAAGTATAAAACCAGATATGGTAATTGTTGATTATGCAGATATTGTAAAACCAATTGGTACATTTAGAGAGAAAAGACATTCCATTGGTGATAATTATGAAAGACTTAGAGAACTAGCAGGAGAATTTGAAATTCCAGTATGGACTGCATCACAAGCAAATCGTTCTGCGTTAGAAGAAGATGTTATTGATGCAAGTAAAGTTAGTGAAGATTATTCAAAGGTTATGACTTCAGATTTTGTTATGTCTATTAGTAGGAAAGTAGAAGATAAAATTTCAAATACAGCTCGGTGTCATGTTATTAAAAATAGATTTGGTGTTGATGGTATGACATATCCAATGATGATGAATACCAATATTGGTAAAATAGAAATATATGAATCAAGTACACATGGTGGAAAACAACAACAATCAAAGATGAATAATTCAGAAGAGTATTTGAGGAAATTAGCTAAAAATAAATATGAAGATTTTAAAATAGATGGTACTAAAATGGAAGGGTTTGAATAATTATATATAGAGGAAAGTTTTTATGAAAGGTAATAAGGATGTATTATGAAATTTAAGTTATCGGAAAATTTTATAGATAAGTATAAAAGAAAAAAACCACCATTCGGTTTTAATGGATTGGGCGAGTTAGTTTATATGAGAACATATTCTCGTATTAAAGAAAATGGAAAAAATGAACGTTGGTGGGAAACTGTACAACGAGTCGTAGAGGGAACTTACTCTATGCAAAAGAATCACATTGATGGACATCAATTAGGGTGGAATCCGTGGCAAGCTCAAAGGTCTGCACAAGAGATGTATGACCGAATGTTTTATATGAAATTTTTACCTCCAGGTCGTGGTCTTTGGGCAATGGGAACATCCATAACCGAAGAAAGGGGATTATATGCGGCACTTAACAATTGTGCATTCGTATCAACTTCAACCATTAAGGATGATTACTCAAAACCATTTACATTTTTGATGGATGCGAGTATGTTAGGTGTTGGTGTTGGGTTTGATACAAAGGGTGCTGACGAGGTTATGATTAAATTACCTAACCCAAATAGGGGTGTAGAAGAATACGAGATACCAGATACGCGAGAAGGTTGGGTGGAATCATTAAAGTTATTGTTAGAGAGTTATTTTCATGGAACATCAGAAATCCAATTTGATTATACAAAGATTAGAGCATTAGGAGAACCGATAAAAGGTTTTGGTGGGGTATCGAGTGGTCACGAACCATTAGAAGAAATTCATGTAGAAATAAGAAAAGTATTAAATAGAAATGTAGGTGAACCAATTACCGTTACAACAATTGTTGATATAATGAATCTTATTGGTAAATGTGTAGTGGCGGGTAATGTCAGAAGAACAGCCGAAATTGTATTTGGTGAGCCAACCGATGATGAATATTTAGATTTAAAAAATTATAAAGTAAATCCACACAGAGAACAATATGGATGGACAAGTAATAATAGTATCTTCGCGGAACTCGGTATGGATTATACAGATGTGTGTAAGAGAATTAATGATAATGGAGAACCTGGATTCGCGTGGTTAGAAAATATGAGGAAATTTTCTCGTATGCAAAATGGTGGAGATAATAAAGACCATAGAGTTGCAGGTGGAAATCCTTGTTTAGAACAATCATTA